TTTCCCTTCTATCTGTTAAAAGATAGTTAATAATATTATATTTTAATTGATCTTGAGTAGTATATACGGTATTAAATACAGATTTAGAGCTAAAAGGTAGTGATACTCCAATACCTGTGCTTGGCTGTAAATCTAATGGGTTAATATTTTTTATTTGATAGGCCATTATAATTGTCCTTTATTTTTCATATTTTTCATTAAAGCAGAAAAATCTGGAACTGTATCTATTTGTACTTGAGATACATCTGATGCTGGTCTAGCGTTAGCTAGCATTTGATCTACACTCTCTACTACTGGTACCTCTGCTGGATTGTTTGTCATCATAGACGGGAATCCTTGTGCAACATTGCTATTTCCGTTAAATACACTTCGATAATCGTCCTGAGTCATATTCATTTGAGTTTCATTAAGTATATCAAATATAGGATCTCCTGTAGATACTAATTTGGTTTTTTTACTTTTTATTACTTCCTCTTTTAATGTATTAGTATAAGTTTTATTAGTAGGTTTAATTACAGTAGGGTTATTTTCCTTTATTAAGGAACTTAATTCTTCTCTAATTACCGTTCTAACTTCTTCTCTAATAATTTTTCTTAAAGCATCTAATTTACTCATATATTATAAATATTTTGATTATGAATTTTTGGTTAATTACCTCTAGCTATTCTATCTTTTTCTAATTTTGTTTGCAATTGTTTTATTTTGTATTCAATTATATTTCTAAGACCTCTTGTTACAGTTATTGTTAATTGACGTCTATATTTTCTTATAGATTCTTCTATATTAGCTCTATCTTGATCCGATAAAATATCCGGAGATGTACCCTGCACTGGTGTACCGGTATTTGTTTCAGTAGGTTCAGGTGATATAGTTAATGAATTGCTTACACTATTATTAGGGTTTATTCTTCCTTGTTTAATTCCTTCGGCAAGAGCTATTTTAGATGCCTGTACTTTAGCTCTTACTCTTCTTCTTAACCTACGCATACCTTTTATACTATTAAGAGCTTCATCTAGATCATTCTTTATTTCTAATTCATCAGCATCTTCTTGATCTATTTCCTCTATAGTAACTAAATCTTCATCACCTCCAGTTTCTTCTAATATTTTATCTATTTCTGGATATCCTGTTCCGCCGCCGTATATTTCGTCTACTCCTTTATTTTGTAGTTTTAGTTTTAATTCTTCGATTATAATTCTAACATCAGTTGCAAATGTAAGATCTGTTTCTGCAATTAAAACACCAGTATTATCTAATGCTATTCCTTTTCTTCTTTTTAATCTTTTACCATTATCTACTAATTCTTCTTCCTGTATTTTAAGGATATAAGGACCATATGTAAATTCTTGCTTATTATCCACTGATTCGAATAGTGAACTATATGTGTCTAGTTCTTGTATCGATGATATTATTTTATTTCTAGCTTCTTTAATCTGATCTATTAATGGTGAATTATCTGTTGAATTACATCCTTCTAAGTTAGTTTGTAATATTTGTAATTGAGTAGATATATTTTGTAACTTGAATGTTAACCCTCCTATAATTTTATATACTATTTTTATTAGTTGTGTAATTTGTTCTATAACTTTTATAGCTTTTTCTAATTCTACGGTAATTTTTGATTTTACTCCATCTAATACTGATGTTACACTGTAAGTTCCGAATATTAAAGGTAAGAATAGTTTATCAAATAGTCTAACTATTTTTTTAAATATTCTCACTATTGCACCTATTATATTAGTTATAGTAACTGCTATTTTAATATTTTTTAATAATAATTGAGCTGACTGGTTAATAGAGTCTACTAGTTTTATCATACTTCTTACTAGAGGTATTAGTTGACTTACATCTAAAAATTTTTGAAGTTTTTGTATTTGTTTGTCAATCTTTAGACCGGTAGCACTTTGAATAGCTCCTAAAGCATCTCCTGCAGTAGATATGCCGGCAATGAGTGCTAATACAGATCTTACTTGTTTTAATTTACTAAGAAGATTTCTAACATCTTCATTAGGAATACTATCTAGAGCATAGGTACTATCTACTTTAGCTATATAATCACCGATAAATCCGTTACCGTTTGATATTTTAGGTACTAGAAATTTTACATCGGGGTCGTCTATTAACGAAGAAATTTCTTTTAGAACTGTTCCTATATTTTTTAACGTCTCTTTAAATTTAGTATTTTCTTTTGTATAGGAATTAGGATTTCTTCTTAAAATTGAGAGTTGACCTTGATTTAGTATAGTTATAGTTTCTCCTTGTTTTCCTATTTCGTTAACATCGATCAATAATATTACCTTATCTCCTATAGTAATAGCATTATTTAATAATTGATCCGAATCAACAAAAACAGCATCTATTATTTTTAAAGCATCTTTTGCTTTAGTTTTTACAAAATTAACTGCTACTTCACCTCTACTCGGTGCCCCAGTACCTTCTAATTGTATAGTATTTAATATATAATTAACAAGGTTACAAAAATCTACATCATTTAAATAATATAAAAAATTTATAATACCTTTTATTCTTTCTTCCTTACCAGGTACTTTTATTCCTCCTTGCTTATAAGGATTACCTCTATATATGTCATCTATAGATTTTTCTATTTTACCTAGGGTTTTTGTAGTTCTAGTTACAAATCCTTCAAATCCTTTACCGTTTATTTCATTCTCATTAGACTTTTTAGCAGAATCTTGTTGGTATTTAATCCTAGCATTTATTTGATCTTTTAATTTTTGAGCTTTAGTACTAGATAGACTACTTTTACTAAAAGCATCTTGTACCTGTTCTTTAGTGGGTATGTTATTATTTACAGGAGCTTTTGCCATTACAGTGTGTATGTTTTTTTAGATAGATTACTACTTGTATTAATAAAACTTTCTAATTTAGTCATACTATCAATTGCTTGTTGAGTACTATTAATTATTCCTGGTATTGCTTGATTTAGGTTAGTTTCAGATATTTTACTTAAATTAACGCATACATTCTTTAATTCTCCTATAAGCTCGGCTAATAATAAGTTATTTTGATATCCTTTAACTAGGGGTTCTCCTGCCTCTTGGGCGTTTAATCCTAATTTAATAATAGGAGAATTTATTGTTGTACCTTCTAATGAATCAATATTTACTTGACCTAAACTAGATAATCCTATAGCATCTCGACCGAATAAAAATATAGAGTCGTTTTTAGCGTGAAATATAATCCTACCTGAAGTAATCGTAGCTTGATCACCGTTATATGGAAATGTAGGAGTATATACTTGTTTAGGCATTTATTATATATTTAAATCTTTATTATCCTGCTCTTTAGGTGATGTTTTATAATTACTCTTATATATAGGTTGTAGTGTAATTACATTATCTTGAGTTGTTTTAATTTTTGCTCCAAATGAAGCTAATGGATATAATTGTAAATCCTTAATCTCGATCTGTTGATTGTGACTTAAACATATCATACTACCATCATTATTTATATCTTCAATAGTAGGTACGTAAGGCTCTTTAGGATCTGATGCTTTTTTATTTCTATAATTAGATATAATAGTGACAGGGTCTCCGTTATCTTTTGAATCTGTTTTACTCCAAAAATTTAGATCTGATTTTTGTTTTATTGTACTTCCAAATCTAATTGATTGACCCCAGCGGCCCTCTAATATAAAATCTCCTTCAAAAGGTAATAAATCTCTTACCTCCTTCTCTTTAAATGTTTTCCCTAAAGGATATTCTATACTAGTATTGCTATCTAACCCTTGAGTATTTCCTTCAGCTACTTGATTATAATTTACTTTATTGTCAATTATAAATTCTGAATATTCTCTTAAGTCAGGAAATGCATTATGGTGAACAGAATTCCAGGTATTAAATGGAGGATAGTAATAATAATCTTGCTTACTTTTTCTATCATTAATACCATCTGACGGACCTGGAACGATTTGTACTATTTCACCTATTAAGGGATATTGTTTAATATTAGAAAATAAAGGCTTTGCTATGAGGTTAGCATAACTTTCATTATTACTTTGCTTATTACTATATAATACACTAAATTGAATACATCCTATAGCTCCCCATTCTCCTAAATCTGCAAAATCTTTATTTGAAAGATCGTTTATATCGATTCCTTCTAGAATTATCTTAGTAACCCTACCAATAATAAAAGGGTTGTTTCCAGACCCCTGATTATTCAATCCGTATAATGAGGAATCGAATGACATATTAAGCTTCTAATAATTTAGGAGAATTATCTATTTTTTTTATTTCTTCAAATAATAATTCCTTATCTCTATCAGTAAGAAAGTTTCCATCATCAGATGTACTAGCATTAGCATTCATAGCTTTTTGAACTATACCTGCCATTTTAATTAATGCTTCATCATTTTTGATTCCTGCTTCCATATACCCTTGTAACAAAGGGACCATCATAATAGCATCTCCAGGCTCGTTAATCATATCTTTTAACTGAATGATCATATCACGAATCTGTTTTTCTTTATTTTTACTATTTTTATAGATATCTTCTAATAAGGAAGAGAAGGTTTTATTTCCAAAGATTACTTTATCAAATTCCATAATGCTTTTTAAATAAATATATTATATTAAAGATTTTCTGAATAATATCCGTGTTCTTGGTATTCGTTATTAATTTTTATATATATTTCTTTAAGGATTTTTATTACTTTTGTAATAACAGGAGTAGAGGTATCGGTTATCTCTCTAATATAAATGTATATCGCTTTTTTAGAAAGAACATCTATATTTTCTCTTTTACGAAATAATTCCATAATAGCATCAGCTACTTTAGCCTCTTTTTCTTTAGGAAATAATTTAAAGAGATTATTATCTACATAATTAACGTAAATATTTATTAACTGATTCTCTTCAGGATCTACATCTATATCATAATTCTTGATTAGCTCGTTTGTTATTTCCTTATCTTCATCAACTTCTAATAATGTAGCTTTACCTTTAAGTTTTTTGTAATTATTAGTATTGTATACTATAAGATATCTTTTTGCGATTGTACCAAAATATGAATATGCCTTACCTTTACCTTGCTTATATTTAGAGAGTTTCTCTAATAATACACAAACGACCTCGTGTTTGAGCTCGTTTATGGTATTAACTTCGGTATAATAGAATTTAAAAGTATGAATTATATTTTCTGCTAATTTATGAAAAGCATAATCTATCTTATCATTATATATTTGATTTCTTTTAGATTCATTTTCTGTTATAAGATATTCTACTATAGCATCTTCAGTTTCTTGAGTAAAATACTGAATAGATTGTTTAGGTTTTCTTTTCCTTACAGTACCTTTCTGAGTGAGTGATACTTCGCCGTCTATAATCATAATTAGTTATTATTACTAAATTGATTTAAAGTATCCTGTATTGCTTTAACTGTATTAAAGAAGAAACCTATTTCATCATCACTTTGAAATGCTCCTAGACGATCCACATCTTTTAATACTCTATCTGATTCATTTATAATATCACTTAGATTTCTTAGAGTTTGATCGCGGTTTACTACCATCTGTTCTAATTTAACATTTTTAGAATATAAATTATAAATTACATAACCTAGAATTGTTAGCACCCATAATGCTATGTTTAATAAAGTTTCCATTTTTTAAATGTTTTTAAATGCATCCATCAATCCTTGATTCTTATTAGCTAACTGTTTATATGCTTGCTGAGAAGGACCTTTAGAATATCCGTTATTTGGTTTATAGTTGTTAGTTTTTGATTCTTGTTTCTTACCTAATTTATGTAGCCATTGATCTTCCCATTCTACTCTAGAGGCTAGAAAGTCTGCCTGATGTAGTATTAAAGGTAAAGAAGTTCTTAATCTTGATTCTACATTATATGAAATTAAATATGGTTTATTCATCTCATCATACAATCCATCATGTAACTTAATACCTAAGTATTCATTTTCTGAGAAAGGTATTCCTGCTTGCTGGAGAACGAATAGACTTCTATCAGGAACAGTAAAGAAAGGTAATTCAGAGTTTGTTTTATATATCTGACCTTGATTCTTTACATGCCATTCTGAATCATTAGGTATATAGCTAGGTTTATCACCTACTCCTAACTTACCTAGATCATGATTAATAGCTGCAAATACTAATTCTTCTTTAGTAAAAGTATCAATATCTCTGTAAGAATTCCATAAATTATATAGATCTAAGGAAGCTTTAACTACTCTATTAACATGATCAACGTATCCTCCAGGGAAAGCACTATGATATGCTTCTCTAGATGAGGCAGGTGCTAATATTAATATCTCTTCTCTTTCTTCGTAAAATTCTATTAACATTTCTCTTCTAGGAGAAGATATATAATTTGAAATATTAGATTGAAAAACTTTATAGTTTTCCTGTAATTGTTCTGCTGTAAAGTTCATAACTATTTTATTTTTATTTTAATTCCATTCACTACCTTCGGTATTAATCAAGGTTTGAATATCTCCTA